AAGAAGCAAGCTGTCCACAATCCGGCTCAGGTCCGCCGTCGTACCGTCGTTCCCAACGGTCAGATCAGCGCGGAACCCGTCCAACTCCGTTTCACTCTCGTGCTTGGCCGCGTCGCCGGTCAACCCACCGGTAGCGCGCGTGATCCTGATGAGCTTGAAGCCCTTCGCCCGAAGGCTGAGCGCCTCATTCGCGTACCGAACGTCAGTGACCACGATCGGCAGGTTCAGGCTCCGTACCGCGTCCATGGCAGGCAGCGCAGCGCGAATCCAGAAATCGGGGTCGACCGCACGGACCGACTTCCCCAGGTTCTGAAGGAAGCGGCGAACTTCCGGGTACCGCTTCGCGTAGCCCCAACCCGCTTCGTGCACGAGCCGGGACAGAGACACGTGCGTCTCGTACTCCGTGTGAACCATCGGGTCGACGCTGAGCGCCATGGTCTTCAGTTGGTCCGCGAAGGCCACCCGCTGATAGGCGTACCGCTGACCCATGAACCCTGCCATGGTGTCCTTGCCTGCCCCAGCGTGACCGATCAGGCCAACGTGACGGTAGTACGTCATACCGACTCCCCTCCTAGGCGCTCTTTCGAATGCCAGGAAGGGAGTCGGTGACTTGGCCGGCTAAGCCCCCAGGATCACGTGTGCGACGTCCAGCACCACGCGCCCAGGGAAGTCAGGCTTCACGGCCGTTATGGCGCTGACAGCCCCGACCACGAAGGACAGAACCACGCGCTTGTGACCCAGTGCCCAGGCGAGAAGCGCACGGAGCGCCCCGAACCGTTCGGGCTTGTTGTGCTCACCCATGTCCGACCCCCTTACGCCGTCGCCGTGAAGCCATGCTTGGCCGCAAGCTTCTTCAGCGACCCAAGCCCCACAGCACCCTTCGCGTCGTCGCCCGTGTAACCCTCAGCGCGCCGGAACGCGTTGTACCCGTCATCGGTGAGCGTGCCCCACGAGCCATCCGCGTACTTCTTCGTCATGTGCTTCTCAGCGACAAGCGCGGCTTCCACGATCAGGACTTCAGCCTTGTACGTGGTGTGACCCGTGGCGGCAGGGATGTCCGCCTTCCGCGCGGCGTTCAGGTGCTTCACAGACACCTTCGGCTTCGTGGTGGAAGCGGGCTTCTCGACAACCGCCGGCGCGGAAGCCTTCGCGGCAACCTTGTACCCGTACTTCGCCGCGTCCGGGTCAGCGCTCGTGGAGCCCCCGACGTACGCCGGGTATCCGTAGCCGTACGTGTACGCGTCCCGACGGTACCGAGTCTTGCGGTAAACGCCGTCCCCCTCAGCGCTGCCGTTCGTGTTCGTGTTGCCCTCAACGGTCGTGATCGTGTCGGCGTCGTACGCGACCACGAGACCCGTGTGACTGCCGCCACCCGAACCGAAGAAGACCTGAGCACCCACAGCGGGATAGGCGCTGAACCGACCCTTGTTCTTGAACCACGAAACGCCCAGTGCACACGAAGCCGTGCGCGGGAACAGGTCCGCCACCTTCGCCTTCAGCGCAAGCCACGACACGAACGTTGCGCACCATGCCTGATTCTGGGACCACTCAAGCCCAGGAACGGCGGGGCTGTACCGCTGGAAGTTGTCCCAGTGGCCATTGGACCGGCCTTCGTGGTAACCCACTTCACCGCTAGCTATCGCGGCAATCTCGGCAATGACGTTGGTCATCTTTTCTCCGTCCATGAAGAAGCCCCCCAGCGGGATTGCTGAGGGGCGTACGTGAGTAGGGAGGGACTACGCGAGCGCCACAATCGGAATGTCGTGATCGGCAAGCGCAGCGGCGTTCGTGGGGCTGACCGTCGTCGGTAGGGTCGACTGAGCGGCCAAGTACCAAGCACGCGGGAACGGCGACGACGGCATGTAGAAGTTCGCCGTGGACACGGGCGCTTCGTTCTGCACGTGGTAGAACGCGAAATCGGCCGTGCCGCCAACGGTCAGAACCCAGGCAACCCAGTAGCGCCCAGGCTGAAGCGTGGTCGACGTGATGGCCAACGGAACGGCGCCAATGTGCCCAGTTGCCATACCGGGAAGTGCGCCGGCTTCCTGCCCCGCCATGGTGAGCGCGACAGCGGCAGACGCAACGACGCGCGTTCCGTCTTCCTTGTAAATCCCAGCCATGTACCGGTTCGTGCCAACGCCGCCGTACCCACGCGCGAACAGAACCACGTTCGTGACGGTCGTCGGCTCCGTGATGTTGAAGCCCGTCAGATAGAGACGCTGCGGAGTCAGGTACTTCGTCGCAGGGTTCGCCACGCCGCCCGGGTCACAAGACCACGCCTGAAACCCAAGAGCCTGGGGAGTCCACGAGTTCTTCGCAACGACCGTAGGCACGCGGGAAATCGGCAGACGCGACCCGCTGTCAAGCTCCGCCACACCAGACGCGGCACCCTTCGCCGTCGTCGCAATGGCGCTGACTTCCGCTGCCGTGTACGTGGGCTTCTGCGCCGACGTGAGCTTGCCCGTACCGTCCAGCGTGGCGACACCCGAAGTGGCACCCAGCGCGGTAGTGGCAACGGCGCCAATGTCCGACGGGACAAGAACAACGGCACCCGTCTTCGTGTTGACCGACGTCACGGCGTTCGACGTAGCCGGAAGCTGTCCCGAAGGAACCTTGCCGTCCGCGCCCAGCGACGCAACGCCGTTCGCAACGCCCTTGTCCGCCGTGGCTATGGCGCCAATGTCCGACGGGACAAGCGTGATGCTCGCAGCGCTCTTGCCGTTGACCGACTGGACAAGGCCCGGAGCACCCGCCGCGCCCGTGGCACCCGTAGCACCTGCCGCGCCTGCCGCACCGGTTGCGCCCGTGGCACCCGTAGCGCCCTTCAGGTTGCCCTTCGCCGTACCCCAGCCGGACGCGTCACGCTGGTAAAGGTCACCCGTGTCGGTCCGGATCAACAGGTCACCGGCAACGGTCCCATTGCTGGACGTCGAGCCACTGCCCACGTAGATAGCCGCGCCGCGAACGTCAGCGGTCGACACAGCCCAGGTACCGGCGGCCTTCGTCCACATCTTGTACGCCGTGTTATCGACACCCAGGGTTGTAGTCGTCACCCGCTGGAAGAACACGTCAGCGTCAATGCCAATGCCCGCAGTAGGCGAAGCCGTGCCCGTCCAGATCTTGTTACCGGGCGAACCGACCGGACCGATAAGGGACGTCAGCCACTCAGCCTCAGTGCCCACGAAGCCGTCAGACACAGCCACTTCGTACGCGCTGGGACCCGGTACAGGAACGTAGTTCGGGGTCAGCGGATCAGCCGGCGCAACGTCCGCAAGGTCAATGACTCCGCCGTCAGTGCCCGCCGGAAGCAACATGGCGTAGGTACGAGTACCGACGACACCCGTAAGGGATTCCTTCACGGTCCACGCCCAACCGGACGGGTTCATGTTGGGGGAGTCCGTAGCGGGCAGCGTGACGCCAACGTTTCCGTCCGCGTCGATGATCTGTCCCGACTCGTCCAGCGTGGCGACGACCGGACCCGCGATGAACAGGTTGGATTCCGGGAAGGTCAAAAGCGAAGGGCCGGTGAATGTCACCGACCCCTTCATAGATCTTCCGTCCGGTCCAACGTACGTGCCGGTTACCCGGACCGTTGGAATTGCGGCAGGTAGCTTCACTCGTCGTCGCCCCCAATCAGCCGGTCAATGTGGTCGCGAAGCTCACGGTTCTCAGTGCGAAGCTCCGCCACTTCCTCACGAAGCTTTTCGTTCTCGACTCGCAGCGCGCGTACTTCGCCCACGAGCGTTTCAATCTGCATTTCAAGAGCGTCCGCGCGCTCACGGTGAGACTCCGCAGCATCGCGCCAACCGTCACGCGTACCGGTCTTCACCTGCCGGCCAAGGAACATCAGGAAGACGACAGCACCACCAACGATCTCGGCAGTGTTGACGACGTCGTTCACTGCCATTCGACCGGCCCCCCGTCCGTCGGCGTAAGCCCGCCGTCAATGCGCGGGTTGCCGTCGTCGGCTTCCTCAAAATACGTTCCCTCAGGGACACCCGTGATGAGCATCGGGTTACCCATGCCGACCGTCAGTGAGTCGCTGCCAACCGTCACGCGCTTGTTCACGCGGTACTCAATGGCGAAGCCCTTCCACTCGTTGACGTCGTCAAAGCCGATCGGCTGAGGGTGCGCCCACGAGATCGTGACGGTACGAGAGAAGCCGTTGTTGGGAGACGGGAAATCCGACGTCTTGTCCAACGTGAATTCCTTCGTCTTGCCACCCGTGATCATGTCGCGAACCCAGAAGGTTACGGACACGTCCAGCGGCGCCGTCCCCGTACTGTTCTGCGGCAGGTGATACGGGAGAGACAGAAGAAGGATCGGCTGATTCAGCCCCGTGGAGTTGATGACCCCAAGACCGTGCGTGTACTGCGAACCCTCAGTACCCTCAAGCGAAGGCGACTGATAAGACCCGAACGGCATCCGCTCATTCACGCTGCCCAACTTCGGCTTGCGCTCAAGCGCCGTAATGCGTCGCTGCATTTCCTGAAGCTCCGACACGAGCGAAGGCGGCAGCGCGTTAGCTTGGATCGCCACTTACGAACACTTCCTTACTGGCGAGAGACAACGAAGCCGTCTCCGTGCCGTTAACGTCAACATCAACTCTTCGTTCTGTGATCACGAACTGTTCAAGCAAGCGGACATAGCCGGAATCGACGTTGACCGTTCCCTTAGCTCCGGGAAGGAACGCGTCCGGGTCGAACACGCCCGGGTACAGGGTCAGCGTCGGAATGGCAATCACCTGCCGGCCAACGGCGCCCAGGGCAGCGGCCTTCGGGATCAGGTCACCGGTCGACTTCAGGTCCGCGTACGTGACGACACTCGTCAGCGAAGGCGTGTCGAGATCGTTCAGCGACGACGCGAACGGCTTCAAGCCCGTACCCATGTCCGCGCCGAACGCCCAGGCACGAGAAGCAAGCTTGCTGCCGTCGTACGCAACCTGAGTGACGTCAGCGTTGGAACGGTGCGTCAGCGTGGGGAAGGTCTGTTGCAAGCGCGAGTTGTACCGGAACCGATTCCCAATGCGCGTCTTGCTGCGCCAATAGGTGTCGTACCGGAAGTCAAACCCGCTGTCTTCGTCGGCAAGCTCGTTGATCGCTTCCGCGATGTTCTTGAACTCCGCGAAGCCCCATTCACGAGAACGGATCACGCCGCGCGTGTAGATCTGCGAAACGTCGGTATCGATACCGCCGTTGTCGTTGGCGAACGTCAGCCAATCCGTGATGAGAAGAGCCTGATCCTTCTTCCCCTTGTAACCCAACCACTTGCCGGGCAACCGGCCAATCTGCATGGGCACCCACCCGCCCAGGTAGCACGCGCTGTAATACGAGTGCCACCCGGACGCGTTCAGGGTCAGCGTTCCCGCAGCAAGGTCCGCATTCGTCGTCCACAGCATGCCGCCCCAAACGGGGTCATCATCACGCGTGACAACGAGTGCGCTGCGCCCAGGCTGCAATGTCTCTGGGTCGGCAGCGTCGAGCGGGATACCGACCGTGGCCGTACCCGCTTTGTTCAGGCTTTCGCCGTACTGAATGCCGGTAACCGGCAACGTCGCTTCAACGATGCCGGTCCGGGCTTCCACCTGTAGAACTTCGTACTGTGGCATAGCCGTACCCCCTACCTATATGAAGGGAGTCGGTTACGCGTTGAACGGCGACTTGGAAAGCTGAGCGTTCACGTACAGCGCGGAGATAGCGCCGTTCGGGTCAGCGCCCAGTTCAAGCCCGCCGGTCGTCGTGTAGGCGAGTCGAGCCGTGCCACCGTTCTTGGAGCTGACGGCGTACGACTCACCAACGGTCGTGTACGTGTGCTGAGTTGGCCGGCTGATAGAGGCAGGCACGGAGCCGACAGAACCGATCAGACCCGCCGGAGTCCACGCGGGGCTGAAGTCGAGACGACCCGAGAACTCCCAGTACGAAGACGACTCGCGCACGTACAGCGTCCCGGACGTCGTGATGTTGGTCGCGCCGTTCTGGAAGTTCTGAAGGGTCACAGCCGCCCAGGGAGCGAAGTCCTGAGTGAACCACGTCCCGTCACTCTTCCGAATCCAGCGCTGATTGGTGCCCACGTCGTACAGCGTGGTTCCGACCGGGAAGCCGGACGCCACGGGAAGCTGACCCGCCCAGTCAAGGGCAAAGTGTCCGTTCGTGTACGCAGCCTGATCCGCGTACTGACCCGTCGTGCGGCAAGTCGTAAGCGTGAAGGTCGTCGTGGCCTTCGGCACGTCCAGAATGGCAAGCGCAACAGAGTTGGCGGGTCGGGCAGGCACAACCGGCGAAGGGGCGGCGACTCCCTGAACAACCTCAATGCTCAGCCCGTTCGAACCCTCAACGGCGGTAGTGGTCAGACGCGCAATGATCAAGTCCTTGCGCGGGTCGTTGTTGGAAGCCGTCGGAACGTTGACCGTGGCGCCACTGTTCCAAGCCCACGTGCCGCCGCTGGACGTCCCGCCAATCAGCACTGAGCCGGCGCCAATGGCCACGGTCCGCGCGCCCTGATTGGAACTGGCAAGGAACTCCGACGTGCTCTTGAAGACGTGCTTGAACGAGCCGCGCGGGATCATCAGGTCATGCCACGTGGCAAGCTCCGTGGAGCCGTACCCAACGCCGTCTTGGAACCATGCAAGGGAACTCATCAAACCCACCTATCCGACCACGTCACAGAAGCCGTAGCCGCTGTGTACTCGTCTCTACTGCGGAGCCTCAACCGGTGCTCACCCGGTCCGAACTCAGGCCACGTGGAGCCGACAGCGATAAGCCCGCTCACGTCCGCGCCCTGGGAATCCGTAACCGTCTGTGCGGCAGAGTCAATGAACAAGTCGCCGTCGTAATTCACTGAGAACCACAGACCCGTGACGTCATCAATCAGGGTCGGGTACGCGGCGTTCGTAACGGCAATCGTGGGCAGCGCCGGAACACTGCCGTACTGGGTGAAGCGCGATACCGGGTCTTCCTCCGGACTGCCCTGAGACCTGATCTGCCACGGGACCACAGCCGGCGGAACGAAGCCCGTCGGTGAAACGCTGCGCTTCAGGCTCTTCACGAGCACCGTGCGCGGAGCGTCCCCGTTGATGTACGGCGACGTCGAGAACAACTCAACGGCCATGTTGCAAGTCAGGTACGCGAAGTTCAGATCAAGGGGCGCGGACCGCTTCCGGACACGAGCCATGACGTAAGCCGTCTGGTCTGCCGCTGCGCCCGGGAACCGGAACCGAAACGGCGACTCGTCGTAACCCGGCATGAGT